ATCATCAATCTCTACTTCTAAATCTTTGTATTTGTTGTAAAATTTAGGAGCTAAGATTTCATTAATTAGGATTTTTATAACTTTAAAAACTTCTTGTAATTCTTATTGCATCTTTTTAACTTTTTGCATATTCTAGGTATTTGTTGTTGCTTGCTGCCTTTGTTGCGTCTATTTTTCACATAATTTCAGACGATATTCTTGTATAATCTGCTTGTTTTTAGAAATATATAAAAAATTATTAAAAATATTGTATTCATAAATACCATTTTTAAAAACATATCCTTTAAAATTCATATTTACATCACTAATAGATGTAAGGGGTATTTTAAAAAGAACATGTAACTATCCCTAAATAATTTTAGCAAAAATCCCAAATAATAGGCTTTTAGAGCATATAAAAACGACTTTTTATCTTTCCTAATTTAAAGTGTAAAATATCCCAAATATCCTAAAATGTCCGTTTTGTCCCAAGAAAGTGATTAAATACTGTTTAAAAGGCATATAAATACGAGCTTTGATTTTAAATTTTATATCCCAAAAGTGTTTTTTACTCTCTAGGATAGTTACATTTTTGCTTAAAATATTCTTATATTTTTTTAACCATGTAACTATCCCTATAAAACACTATATATCCATAGCACAACCACTTTTTATATAAAAATAGCATGTAACTATCTATAGCTTTAAGGTTTGGAAGATAGTTACATAGAAAACTTAAATATTTTTATATAATTACATAAATATTTTATAGGAGTGTATAATGAATAAGATTGACAATATTGCAAATTTTTTAAATAAAAAATCTAAAAAATGTTTAGCTATAAATGGGTCTTGGGGTATAGGTAAAACTTATTTATGGAAACAAGTTGAAAAGAAACTTTCTGAAGATAGCAAAGATAAAGAAGATAAAAAAGTTGTTTATATAGATCTTTTTGGCAAAGAAAGCTATAAGCAAATATTAGAAGAAATAGTTTTTAAATTATATGGAACTTACAATTCTATTACAGAAAAAACCTCTGATATTATAAGCGGTCTTATAAAAAAAGTAAGCTGTGAGTTTATAAAAATAGAACCTAATGCTATCTTTTCCTTTTTAAAAAAGGAAGACTTTAATAATATTATTGTGTGTTTTGATAATATAGAAAGAAGATCAGATAATCTTTCTTTGAAAGAAATTTTAGGACTTGTAAATTTACTTAAAGAAGAAAAAGAATGTAATGTTGTTATGATTTTTCACAAAGGTGAATTAGAAGAACAAGACAGTAATTCAACTATAAATGATAAAGAAAAACAAGCTAAACAAGATAATAGTAAAAACTGGTACCAAACATACAAAGAAAAGGTTATTGATTGTGAAATAACCATAAAAAACAATGATGAAGCAGCAAAAGCAATTATAAAAGAGAAAATAGATCAATATACTAAAATTACGGATGAGATAAGAAATATTATTGAAAATATTATTTTTGAAATATATAAAGAACATTGCAATGGCAATTTAAGATTATTATTTCACGCATTAGAACACATAGATTATTTTAATAAGCATTGTTTTTTAAAATTTAGAGAATATGATGATAAACAAGCATTTGCAATTGCTCTAAAATTAAATTATCAATCATTAATATTTCAAACTAAAAAATATCTTTCTATTAAAATAGAGACAATCGACTTATCTTCAGGCTTCTATCATCTTTATGAAAAATACCTAAAAAATATGTTTTATTTAAGTAAAAAAGAAAAAGAACAAGTAAGATATGATTTTAATCAAACTCTAAAAACTAATTTTTATTTCAAGCTTCAAAACTGCAAAATGGAACATTTAACAGGTAATTTAAGTGATGAGCAATTTGTAAAAGTTGTTGAAAATTCACTCTTAGAAATAGACTTTTATTCAAAAGGTGGAATTATTTATTATCCTTATGATTTTTATCAAGATTTATTTTCAACCTACACACAAATTACAAAGAAAAAATTAAGCAATATAGAAGAAAAAATCAATAAACATTACATAGAAGCTCTTGTTACAGAAGAATTAGAATTTGATTTTCGTGATAACTATAAATCTGATAAAGATCTTTTAAAATTATTAGAAAATGAAAAATGGAAGCGTTATTATGAAGACACCAAAGAAAAATACATAACAAGCAAGTATGAAAATATTAATGCTTTTATTAATAGCTGTGAAAATATAGAAAGTAGTTTTAATTCTGAAGCAATCAAGCAATATACTTTTTTTAAAAAAGAAGAATTAATACAACTATTTAAAGAAAATAACGATTTTTATAAGAAATTTTTTAATCATTTTTCTAAAAATATGAATATAAATCATAATTTTAATGATGATTTAAACAATAATTTATTTCGAGCTTATTTGGATTTTTTGGATTTAGATGAAAATAAAATAAAAAAAAGTATTGTTTTAAAATATATAAATTCACGAAATAGTGTATTAAGAAAGCTACTAATAGAATAATTGCTAACTTTCAAAACAAAAGTTTTTAATTGCTTTTTGAAATTTTATGTTTAAATTCTTTGAAATTAAAATCAAAGGATTAAAATGCAAATGCAAGAAGTGATTGAAAAATTAAAAGATATACTTGCAAGTGAAGGTAAGCGTGATTTAAAAACCAAAGATATAGCCAAAGAATTAGGAATCAATCCTGATACTTTTAATTCCATGAAATTTAGAAACTCCATTCCTTATCCACAAATCTTAAACTTTTTAAATAAGAGGAATATAAGTATAAATTATTTCTTTTATGGTGTCTCTCCTAAAGATCAATTAGAATGTGAGAATAAATATAAAATTTTAAAGCTTTATAAAACAAATGCGAGTTTAGGTGGAGGTGGTATAAATGATTTGATTGATAGCTCTGATTTAATCATCGATGAAAAGGTTTTAAACTTTTTTGGAAGTAAAGAATGTGAGTTTATCACTTGTTATGGAGAGAGTATGGAGCCACTTATAAAAGATGGAAGTATTTGTGTAATAGATAGAAATAAAACTTTTAAGAATAAAAGCATTTGTGTGATTAATACTAGAGATGGACTTTTTATAAAACAAGTTTTAAAGCAAAATGATGGAGTAATGCTTCATTCTTTAAATCCTTTGTATAAAGATATATTTTATAAAAATGGAGATTTTTTGCTAATTGGTGTGGTAATTGGAGAACTTTCAAGACTATGACAGCACACAATAAGCTAAGCCAAGCTAATCTCACAGAGAGTGTAAAACACAAGGTTGTTCTATCAAAAAAGGAGATAAACATGAAAGATATCAAAAATTACACCGATAAAGAATTAAAAGAAAAAATCATACAAGATTTAGAGAGTGAATTTAGGATTTTGTACAAAAAGCTTTTAAAAGAAAAAGATTATCTTGCTAGGGATAATATATTAGAGCTTATGACTATTTATAATATGGGCATAAACTCTTATTCAATCGCTAAAAGATTTGAGATGAATGAAGATAAAAGTCTTATACAAGTTCCTTTGTTTGAAAGATATATTATAGGTAGAAAATTTGTAGTTAAATATAATGATGAAAAACAAAGATACGAATTAAAAAGTACCTTTTGTGAATTTTAAGGAGAAAAGATGAAATATCCTAATGTTTATGTGAAATTAGTTGGCGAAGATGGCAATGCTTTTAGTATTCTAGCAAGAGTAAGCAAGGCTTTAAAAAAAGCAGGTGTAAGCAAAGAAGAAATAAGTAAATTTCAAAAAGAAGCCATGAGTAGTGATTATAATCATTTATTAAATGTGGTGCAAGATTGGGTTAATACAAATTGATTTCAAAAAGATGTCAAACAACAGCACACATTCAGCCAAGCGAAGCTAATCTTGTCTTATCAAAACAAAAGGAGATAAGATGAGTAAAGTAATAGTAGATATCAAAAAAGGTTTTAGCAAGACTTTTATAAACGCAATTTGCAACCATAACAATGAACTTGTTTTAGAATATCTTAAAAATGGTATGAGTGCAACTAAAGAATGCATGGGCGAAGAACCTATGTTTTATGCAATAACTCATAATAATTTTGGAGCGATTTTACTTTTATTAAAATACGGTGCTATTTTAGATAAAGAGTATCTAGAAGAAAGCAATAAAGATTTTAGCAAAGAAGCTCTAAAGTTTTTAAGCTCTTTGCTAAAATAAAAGAGAATATAAAAATATTCTCTTAGCTTTTAAAAGTTCATAATCAAAAGCTCTTTGCTTTCTTTTCTTTTTAAAACATTATTATTTAAAGAATACCTTACTTTCAACTCCTTAAAATTAAAATCTTTATAAAGCTCTCTTATAAGCTCACAATCATTATAAGAAAGCATAAATTTACCTTTGATATTTTTAAGCAAATTACATAAAAGTTCATGTTCTTTTAGCCCAAAACCTCCTGTGTTTTTATAATAATTCTCAGTCCCTACATAAGGTGGATCTAAATAAAATAAAGCTTCATTGTAATCATATTCTTTTAAAATATATTCAAAGCTTTTATTTTCAATACTGGCATTTTTAAGTCTTTTTGTATGTAAGCTAAAATCCCTACATAATCTCTTTGGTGCTCTTTGTTTACTCATAGCAAATTGTCCCATACTTGAACCAAAAGAAGTACTGATAAGATAAAAATAAAAAGCAGCCCTTTCTAAGTCATTTCTTGGCTTAATTTCTTTATTTTTAAGCATATGAAAGATTTTTCTACTTATTATCATAGAATTAAGCACATTTGCTAGGCTTTGGGGTTTGTTTCTTATACAAAGATGTAAATTAATAAGCTCGTCGTTAATGTCGTTAATGACTTCTATTTTTGAAGCACTTTTTTGATAAAAAACACTTAAAGCTCCTCCAAAAACTTCAATATAGCTTTTATGCTCAGGCATTAAAGCGATGATTTCTTTAGCTAAATAGTTTTTACCACCCACCCAAGCAAACGGAGCTTTTAGTGTAGTTCTTGTAGGTTTAGTAAGTGTGCTAGTTTTTAGAAATTTGTCTGTATTATTTTTCATACAAACTCCTTTCAAAATAAAATTTAAAAAGCTAGTCTTTAAAAATAAAGCTATAATACTTTTGCTAGTTTTTAGAAAAAGGAAGGCTTTAGTCTTCCTTGCCATCACTTCTTAACAATTTTTACAATAAAATCCTTAGTATCTTTATAAATCACACTTCTTATACTTGGGTGCAAGACTTTGTTATTATCTATGGGTAAAAAAGCTCTTTGAGGAATTTTTCTTTTTCTGTTTCCCCATTGATGAACATAACCATATTTAAAGCCATTTTTAGTCTGTATATTATTAAAGACTTCTACTCCGCTTTTGGTAGGTTCGCTTTGCCAATTTAAAGCATTACTTAAATCCCCATCTCTTTTTAAAATTCCTTTATTCTTACCATCTTTTATCTTTTGTTTTATGGTAGCTGGTTTTAAGCTTTTCCATTTTCCATTAAAAATACTGCATTCGTTTTTAAAAGAGTCTATAATGCTATTTCTTATACTCTCTCCAGCACCCGCCATAATGCTTTGCCCGTGTTTATCCATATCTATTAATTTATCACAAGCTTTAAAAAAGTTTTCAAGCCCTTTTATTTCTATATATTCACTCATATTTTATCCATAAATTGTAGTGTTAATTTTGTTTTGTTCTTGCTTTCTTAAAGCGTCAAATACACTTTTTTGTATAGTATTTGCAAATTCTTGCATATTAAAATTGCCATCTTTAGTCGCTATGTTAAAAGTACCATTAACACTTATATTGATATTGCCATTATTAAAGCTTGGAGTATGATTTATACTTTTTGTCTCAGCTAATTCATCTTTATAAGTGTTTGTAGTAAAGACTTTTTCTTTGTTTTGTTCACTTTGGCTTATCTTAACTTCTTCATCATCTCCAAGCCCTACAAAATCAAGAGCATCTTTTATAAAGCCACTTATAGATGAGATCATATCTCCTACCCAAGAAAGCTTAGAAGCAAACCAATCAAATAAAGAACCAAAAATACTATAAAAGAAATCCCCAACACCTTGCCAAATAGAATTTAAAAACTCAGCTAATGGAGAAGCAACACTCATAATAATATCTTTAAAACTTGTAAATACAAGGGCACATTTATCAAATACTGCTTTAATGACATTGTATATAGGCTCCCAAACAGGTTTAAGCCATTCTATAAAAGATTTAAACCAAGACTTAACCTTATCCCAATTTGCAATAATAAGCCCAGCCACTATTGCAATGCCCCCTAAAATAAGACCAATGGGATTACTCATCATAGCCATGCTTAACACTCTAATACCAATAGCTACGGCTTTAAAAACTTTATTAAGCCCACCTAAAACAAAAGATAAGGCTTTAAGGGAGGTTGTGTAAATAGTAGTTGTGACGGTTTTTGCTTTTAAAGTAATATTAGATAATATACAAGAATTACGAAAAGCTAAAAGATGTATTCTTGTTTTAATCAAAGCACTTTTAAGTAAAATGGTGCAATCTTTAAGATAGTTTTTAGCAATAGCATAAGCTAAGACTGCAGGTTTGGCGAGCAAAAAAACTGTTGTAGCTGTAGCTACGATGGTACTAAGCACTGGAAATTTTGAAAGTAAGGTATCTACTATATCAATTACAAAGCTAAATCCTGAAGCGACTAATTTAACTACAGGGAGTAAAGCATCTGAAAATTTAATCGCCAAAGCACTTATATTATTTCCTAAAATTTTTAATATAGAAGCTGTAGTCTCACACTTATTAATAAGCTCTTTATCCATTGAACCTTTCTTCTCTTCTGAATTTGTCATCTTTAAAAGCTCTTGATAACGATCATAACCATTAACTAAAGTTGCCATAGCTCTAATCGTGCCACTATCATTGCCAAAAATATTAGTAATAACACCTATTTGAGACTCTTTATCAAGCGTTTTTATTCGTGAAAGTAAAATATTGATTGCTTCTTGCGAATTTCGATTTAAAGCTTTTTTCATAAACTCCCCGCTAAGACCTAATTGTGAAAAAGCTTCTTCTGCCTTAGCTCCTAAAGTATCAGCAGTTGAAAGTTTAGTAAACATGCTAGAAATAGCAGTCCCTGCAACTTCAGCTGGGATCTTTACTTCATCAAGCGTAGCAGCAAGAGCTGCCATGTTTTCTCTTTGAAGTCCTATAAGATTTCCCATTCCTCCAATTCTGCTCACAATATTTACTATATTTTTGGCATCACTTGAACCTTTATCAGCTAAATAGTTAATGCTATCACCTAAATCTTTAATGCCTTTAACATCGGTTTGAAGGTTTGCCATAAGACCACCTATGGCTTCTCCTGCTTCATTGGCACTCATTTCAAAAGCAACACCCATAGCAGTAGCAGTTTTACCAAACTCCAAAGCTTCTTTAGAGGCAAGACCAAGTTTTCCACCCTCTGCCACTATATTTGCAATTTCTTCTGCTGTCATAGGAAGTTTTTTGGATAAATCTAAAATATCTTGTTTTAAGCCTTCTAGTGTATGACCTTCACTAAGATCTGTTACTTTTTTTACATCAGCCATAGCACTTTCAAAATCAATACCAACTTTTATACTTTTCCCTACAATACCGCCACTTATTATATTTCCTAGAGAAAAAAGTTCATCTTGCAAACCTTTTCTTTGAGCTTTTAATTCCGCTCTTAAATTGGCATTGAGTTTAAGAGTGTTTAATTCTTTTTGTAATCCACTAATGCCGAGTTTAGTTTTTGCTGCTATTTTTTCTAAATTGCTAAAATCTTTAACCACCTTGCCAACGGCACTTGCGTTTTTAATCGCTAGTCCTAAAATAACACCAATTCCAATACTTCCAGCATTTTCCATATTCAACCCTTTTTAAGCGATTGTATTTTAAAATCTTTACTATGAAAGTTTTAAAATTTATTAACGATGATATAATTTCACATATTGCCTTATTATTAACAACGCTCATACCTGCTTTTTACATAAGCTATCAAAGTGCAAGTGATGGTTTTTTTAATACAATGGCTATTTTTATTTTTTCTTATTTTATAAGCATTATCATAACTGCTATTTTAGTGATGATTATGCCACCCATTGCTTTATTGCTTATTTTACCCACTTGGCTAATTGTAATAAGTTTAGATTTTATTCTTTTTGCTATTTTAAAAATTTATTTTTTGAAAAATAAAACAATCAAAAACTCTTAGCCTTTAAAAATTCTTTTGAAATTTCCAAAGCTTCTTCAAACTCATCTAAGCTTAAATCTAAAACTTCATTTAATCCCCAATGCAAAGTATGACTTATAAGAGCTATAGCCTCTAAGCTATAACTCCTGCTTCTACCAAAAAATCTTTAAGAGCGTCCTGTAAAGCTTTAAAATCTTTAAGATTCAAATCTTCAATTTCACTTTCTTGCTTATTGGTAAGTGCAGCTATCATACAAATAGTTTGCTCCATTTCTTTTTCACTTTTATTAGTGGCGTTTTTGAGTACACGCACATTTGGCTCTCTCATTTTTAATTCTTCGCCATTTTCAAGTTTGATTATTTTTTCTTTCATTTTTCTTTCCTTTTTATCCTTCTTTATGGCGGAAGTAATTCCGCCTGAGAAGCAACTAAAGGCTTCCCCACCCATTGCTACGCAATGCCCAAAAAGCCAAACTTTAATCCTAAAATCCCAGTATTGTTAATTAAACTCCGATTAATCAGTGTTTAAAGGGTTAAATTGCTTCTTACATCACTCATCATATCCACCCCATTTATCATTAAAATAGTGTTTTTATGATCGTAGGTAATGATTGGAATGTTATTGCGGCGTTGCATGTAAAAATGAACTGCCATTTTAATTTCAGCTTCCACCTCTTTTCCACTTTCATGATCACTTTCACTTATGCTTATAAACTCTCCTAAAAACTCAGCACTAATACCATAGTTTTTTCCACCTTTGTGAACACTTTCTCTAAAAAGCAAAGGAGCTTTAATCTCGCTAAAAGTAGTATGAAAGAAAGCCGCATAAAGCACTGGATCAACAACGGCTAATTTAAAGCTAATTTCTAAAGGCTTTAAAACCCCGCTACTATAATTTGCTCCTAAAACTCCTTTGGTTTCAATCATCTCTTGTTCTATATCAGGCAATTTTAAATTTCTAACCACTCCAAGATAACCTTGACCATCTATATAAATATTACCTTCCTGTATAACTTCGCCAATTATTCTTTTCATTTTTATTTTCTCCTTGTAAAAATTTATTAACTATCCGCACTAATAGTTTTAATCAAATCACTCGCCCATTTATCAGAGTAGATGAACTCTAAAGTGATTTGTTTAACGATTGGATTATTCATCATTTTTATATTTAGATAAAACTTACCAGCACTCACATTGGCATCTGTGTTTCTTTCTTCATCCCAGCTTACCTCATAACCAATTAAAACCTTAGCTCCTTTTAAATCTCTTAGCAATTCTTCAATGCTGATTTTTATAAAATATAATTCACTTGCTTTTTTATCAATAGCCTTAAAAGCTGCTTTTTGTCCTGCTAGGGCTATACGATCAAAAGTTCTTACACGAGCTAAATCTTGCCAAATCGTATCTTCATGGCTAGTCTCCCCACCCCAAGAGCGATAACCTTCACTTAAAATACAAGTTGAAATGTGAGCATTTCTTAATCTTTCTGCATCACAATCAAAGCCATTGATAAACTCTATAAAATACTCTATACCAGTAACCCCATTCATCACTCTATTTGAGTAAGAATCACTAAAGCCATATTCTTTATCCCCATCTGTATGGGCTATAAGCCCTGCAATAAATGGACTTTGTGGAACATAAGCGTATTTTCCTTGTGTGTTTAAGATTTGAACCTGTGGCCAAGTGGCAATTAATCTTTTAGAGCTAAAAGCCTCCATTGTATTAATAGCTTCGCCAACATTTGTAGCGTAAAGATCCACAATAGCTGTGATATTCATAGAACTTGCCACACTTTCAAGCTTAGCCTTTACTCCTGCTTCATGTGAGTAATAAGGAGTAATGATTAAATCAGGACTAAAGCCTGTTTTATGTTTGGCTTTTTTAAAGGCTTCTATGGCATTAACAATATTGGTTAAAGTGTTTTCACTTTCCTCGCTTTCTTCAAAAAAGCTGACGATTATAACATTGTTTACATTTTGTAAATTGATACATTCTAAAGTATCTAAAAGTCTAAAATCTTGTAAGTTATTTTCTTTGATTAAATCGTTTACAAATTCTTTTGCTTTATTTACATTTGAAAAGGCAAAGATTGGCATAGCTTCCACGCTTTCATAACCAGCCTTTGTGTAAATCATTTCTTTACTTGCACCTTTTAAGCTAGCCGCAATACCAATAGGCGTATCACTTTGCACTTTAATAGGACTTGCCGCACCATTGCTAATATTAAAATTAACTCCATAATTTGCTGCCATTATTTACTCCTTATTTCTTTACATTTTTTTGTATTTTTTGTTTTTTTTAGGATTTAAATTAAGCTCTTTTTTCATAACAATTTGATCTTGTTTAGAAATTTCAAATAAAAAAGCATAATCTCCATAAGTATCAGAACTAGCTTCTAACTTTTCAACATTAAAATCTTCACTTTGAATTTCTTGCTCACCTATAAAAATGGATTTTTTTACTCTTACATTGGTAATTTCTGTTTGACCATAATATCCATTACCTCTAGCAAAAAGCTTATTGGGCATTGGTGTATTTTCAAGTTCTATGCTTACCTCTCTACTTCCTGAACTAGACCATAAGCAACACTCATCAGCGCCACCATTATATTTTTTAAACACATGGGCGATTTTGTGATAGGTTTCTTGATAAATACCACTTGTCTTAATCGTTCCTAAAATTTGGTTTTCTCCTGCAATAGGATTAGAATCTATAGTAAAATCGCTTCTATTAAGACCATTACCATCTTTAGTCATAGTAAATTTTGCGTTTTCATATTCATCTTGAACTTTATTTGGAGTAGCAAAACCATTTTCAAAACCAAGTCTTAAATCACTCATACAACCCCCATATTGTCCACCTGTTGTAGTGTTATCAAATGTGATAATGATTTTTTCTTTAGGGGCAATATCATTGCTACCATCTCCTAGTAAATCAACCCAGCTTGTAAAATCATTATCATTAGCAGTGCAAATAAATAATTGCTTTTTACTTTCTACAACCGCCCAAATTTCTCCCACTTTAGCTTGTGTATTGTAGTTAGGTGGAGTTTTTGATATTTTTATGTTTGTATTTTGGAAATTTTGATCTTGTAAAATTTCCTCAATGAGACTTTTAAGCTCCTCTTTATTAACAAGCTCTTCTTTAAAAAGCTTTAGTTTTTTATCTATAAGCTCATTAACTTTTTGAGCATTAAGCTTATCACTAATTATAGGTTCACTTGGCTCTTTTGAGCCTTGATTAGTATCTGGAATAAAAGAAATTCCATAATCTTTCATTTTAACTCCTTTTTATGCTTTCACTTTGTGCGAATAAAATCCGCCCAAAGTCGCTTTTACTAAAGCCCCCGTCCCACTGCGTGGGTAGCTCACCTTTTTTTATTTTCCTTTTATCAAGCATTTTATTACATGATAAAGATTGCAAGAATGATAAAATACAAAGATTTTAAGTCTTGAACATCCAAGCAAAGTCATAGCTTCTTTTAATGCTAAATCAGCTGTCCTATAATCAGTTCTTGAATTTGCTTTTTCGCATAAAAAATCATGCACCACACAAGCGCTAAAATACTCACTTTTAAAAGGTGGAAACAAAGACCAAAAAAGGCGTGGGATACTTGCACCATCAGTTTTAAAGCCTTGTGGTACAATGCCTTTATAATTTGGCAAAGAAAAAGCATAATCACTAATCACTTCAAACCTGTCTTTATCATAGGGCTTTACACAAACCCTTTTTAATTCTGTTTTAGTCATTTTTCACTCTCCCAAACAATTAAATCAAGTTCTTCTTTGCTTTGTGCATTTCTAGCTTTTTCTTTTAAAGCACTTGCTTTAAAAATAGTTTCTTGCACAAAATAAGCCATGCTACTTGCAAAGAGTTTAAACTCATCTACGCTAAATCTTGTAGTTGAATTATCAAGCGCAATCCAATCAATATAAGGAATTAAATTAGGATTAACAAGAGCATTGGTTACTGCTCCATTAATTCTTAACTGATCTTCATTAGAACTTTGATAGATTTTACCTTTAAAAGAAAATCCACCATTTAGAATATTTTCTTTTTTTGCATTAATCTCGTTGATTTTTAACTCTTTTGCCTCGTTTAAAAGCTCTTCTTCGCTTTTAGGAGGATTTATTAAAGAGTTAAATTCTTCTTCGTTAATAGGTGTTAAGCCTATTTTAATTTGCTCATCGCTCACTTCATCCTCATAAGCATAAATTTGATTATTATCGTTTTTGTCTATAAAATATTTCATTTTTTCTCCTTATTTGCTTGATGCTTATCTAAGCTCCATAAAAGATACAATGCTTTTGCTTGGGTAAAATCCGCTGTGTTCTGGTGTATTTAATCTGTATTGCCCATTTGGTGGAATGATTCCAAAACCAAAATAAGTTCGACTTACTCCACCATTGGATAATGAAGTTTGAAACATAGAAACTACAAATTGCTCACTACAAGAAAAACTGACACCCCCACTTGCACTAGCATTAACTTGAAATTTGGCTGCTATGGGTTTTCCTGTATTATTTGTATAAGTTACATCAAAGGCTCTTGAAACATTTTGCCAAGCTTGATTTACTCCCAATCCTCCTATTAAGCTAGGAGCTTGTTCTTTTAAGGTAGCTAAATTTACAAATTGATTGTCATTTGTAGCTTTTATAGAGCTTGTAGGTAGTTTGGTAAAGTTTTTAGCTCCTGCAATGGTTTGATTAGTAGCTAAAGTAACATATTTGGCAATTTCTGTATTAAATTTATTTTCTAAAAGATATTTAGCAAACTCACCCCATACTTTTTTAAACTCTGCATCATATTTTTGCGTTAAAGCATCAATTTTAAGATTGAGTTCCACTTTAATAGCATCCACATAATCACGACTTGCCATAATCACACTAGGATCTAGTTTTAAAATAACTTCCTCTGCATTAGAAAGCTCCATGACAATTTTTATCATAAGCTCTTTAGCGCTGCCTTCTTTTAAGATAGGTTTATAAGTGCGTGGGACATTTCCTACTGCAAGCAAATCTCCTGCTTCATCATAAATGCCTACTGCATTAACTTCAAACCCGCCCACATCGCTTGGCACATGACACATTAAATTCACATAGTTTGGATTGCTTTCATCCACGCTTTTGCTACTAATATTAGCTTCATAAACAATCTCTTCTAAGCTTTGCATTTCTTCGCTGGGCAAAATAACTTTTGAACTTAATTTAAAGCTTTTTAAATTGATACCATTTCCACTTGCTCTTGCGGCAATAAATTTAGCAATGCCAATTTTTGTTAGTATGGTATAGTATTCACTTTTTGCCATTAATACACTCCTTTAAAATCAATATTAGTTCTTGTTATTTCACACATAAAAACACCCATTGCATTTAAACTTGGTTTCTGATTGTTTTCAATTTGCGTGGTTTGAAAAGGTAAGATTTCTATAGTTTCTCCACTTATTTCTACACTAGCATTAAAACTATCATTTTTACTTTCAATCTCTATTTCAATTGCTTCTAAAACGCTTCTAACATTTTTAAAATCATAAATTAGTCTTTCTAAAGTATTAAGCGTTCTTTCATCAAAGCTAACATTAGTTGTGCTTACTTTAACTTTAAAAAAATAAGGCTTTCCACCATAATTAAACCACTCTTTAACCACTGCAGTAGGAAATACGGCTCTTAAAGCTTCTTTTATAGCCCAAGTTGTGCCGTTGTATCTATCTAAAAGTAAGGCTTTAGATATAAGCTTTCTTGCTTCTTTTGTTTCTAAACCATCTATGCTTACATCATAAGCATTAGCTAAAATTGGCAATAATCTTTCATCGCAATTTAGAGCTAGATTTGTGATACTAGCTAAATTTAAATCTTCAAATCTTGTTTTAGCACTTAAATCAATAGCCTTGCTTTGTTTTGGATGGTGGTTTAGTATTAGTGTATTCATAGCACCGCCTTTTCATAACTAAGTGAAAAGCTAAGGGTTGCAAACTCATCATCAGCTATTATTATATTTTCTAAGGGCAAGTCTTTTAATTCTTGCTCTTCTTCATTTATGATTTTTTCTTTAATGCTTAAAATTTCGCTTTTATAAACTCCGTCTTGATGAAGACATTTATAAATAAATCCCAGTGCTAAATCCACACTTAAATCAAAGTCCTTTTGCAAAGCATTAATCTTTTCACTTATTTCATTAGCACGGCTTAATTCTAAAAGCAAAAGTTTGGCATCTACGATAAACTCTCTTTTTTTAGCTAACTCAACGCTGACTTCATCAGTTAAAGGTCTTCGCTCATCCGCACTTAAATACTCTTTAACCACATCAACGCTTAATTCATCTTCACTTTTAATGATAACTCTTACTTTTCCTGCTCCATTGTTTAAAGCTTTTATGGAAGCTACTTTTGCACTTGCGCTTAAAGCGTGATAGATATAGCCTTTTTCACTTCCTGCGGTTGAAAAGCGATGTACACTCATTACAGCCCTTTCTCTTAAGGCTTCATCGCCTTCCTCACTGGCTCCACCTTTGAAAAATTCTAGTTGTTTAATCTTAGCCACAAAAGGCAGTGGGGTTTGTAAAAACTCGGTTTTACTTTCTTTGCTTTGAATAAATTCATCAAGTTCTAAAATACCTTGTGCTTTACTTTGCCCTTTTTTAATCACCACTTCTTCTTTTAAAGTGGCAAGGTCTGCTTTTTCATTTGAAAAAATTGCACCTTTTGGGATGATGACATCATAAGTAAGTAAAGTATTTAATTCAAACTCTACTTTAGCTGCGGGTTTAACCCCTTTAAGCCTTTGTATTAAATAGCCATTAGCTACTACATTATCTAAATCACTTCCCTTTGCATAATGAAGATAAGTTGCTTTTATACTCTCATTAATTCTTGCTCTAATTATCATTTCTCTATAAGCTAAAGCTTCTAAAATGGCTTTAAAAGGGTCAGATTCTAAAAGCTCTACATTATCTTTTAAAAAGCTTTTAAAAAGTTCTTCATAGGCTTTTAAAAGCTTTTCATAATCAAGCTCTTCTATGATTTGTGGGTAAGGAATGTCTTTTAAAAAGCTTTGTTTAAAATAGCTATCATTTGCACTTAAAAGCTCACTCATTTGCCTAGCTCCATTGTTAAATCCCCATAATTTTCAAAAAGCAAGGTAATGCTTAATTTATTGTCTTTACACTCATTAAGTCTCACACCTTTTAGCTTTACTCTTTTTTCCCACTTTGAAATTGCTTCTGCAGTGTATCTAGTAAGTTTGATTTTAAAATCATCATCGATTTTTCTATCTATGAGTGTATAAAGTAAAGAACCATATTCTGGTCTCATTACTCTTGAGCCTAAAGGAGTGATTAAAATGTCTTTGATACTTTCTTCGATGCTTACCATGTAATTCATTTTAAACCTTTGTAAAATTCAAAAATGTTTTCTAGCATTTGCGAAAATCCTAAAAACATAAAAGCTATAAAAAAGCCTATAAAAATGCTTTTGATAAAAAAGTTTAGGTTTAAAAAAGCATAAAATGCCCCCATGCAAAAGAGCATAAAAAAGACTAATGAAAATAAAAGCAAAAATAATTCTTTCATAGTTTTTCCTATCTTGGCGAAGCTGTGGCACCACAAGTACAAGAATGGGTATGATTTGTTAAATCACCTTTAGCATCGCTTATATTTCCGCTAACTTGTAAATTACCAATTAAGTTTAAATTTCCTTTTATGCTAAAAGTCCCACTTGCCCCACCTTCGCCACTTGTAGAAATTGCTCCTGCAATTTGAGTATTACCATTTAAATTAATACTTGGAGCGTTAAGCGTTATGGTATTAGCGTTTGTAGTATGATTTTTAGTATTTAAGGTGTTGTTTTGGTTATGGGTGGTTTTATCTACACAAGTGATATTTATATTTTTAACCACATCAAGTTTTAAAGTGCTACTCTTAGAGTTGTATTCTAAATGCGTTCCATCTTCAAAATCTATATTAAAAGTATTTTCATCTGTGTTTTTTGCTCTATGTTTTTCTTGGTAAAGCCCACGCAAAATAACTCCACTATTTAAATCCCCACGCACAGGTATGACTAATACTTGCTCTCCTATTCTTAAAGGAGAAAAGCTCACTGCATAAGAATTAGCTAGACTTTGAAAAACACTTAAAAAATCCGTTACCATATCTCCAATAGCAACCTTAGCTTTACCTTCTTTAATGTCGCAAATGATGCCAAGTTCGTTCATTATAGTTTTTCCATTTTTTTATTAATTAACTTTTCTACAAGTTGCTCAATTTTAAGCAATGCATCTGTCCCCATATAAGCTGCAAAACCACCCACTGCAACGCTAAGCTTTATGCCAAAATTAAGATAATTTACAATTTCAAAAACTAGATATGCTACAAACATAGAGCCTAGCATACCTTTTAAAAAGAGTGTAAATTTACCTTTTAAATTAAGAGCTTTGCTTAATTTATTTTTTGTTACAATTCCTATAAGTCCAGCTATAAAGCTTACTATCATTAAAACCATATATACAAATATATCTTCTAATTTCATTGCTAGTTCCTTGTAAAAATTTCAAATAAATATAATAAAGCTAATGCAAAAGTTGAAAACAAAAGAGCTATAAGAAGATCTTTTGCAATGCTTTTTTGATTTATCATTTTATTATTTTCTTTCATCTTTCTCTCCTGTGCAAAGTTTGGCTATATTTTCAACTTCTAAGTAATATTTAGAGATTTCTTTAGCACTTTCTAAGTCTTTTTTGTCTAAAGGCTTTAAAGGAAGTTTTAAAGGGCATTTAATAGGAACTTTAACTTCTTTGATTTCAGTTTTAATCAAAATATCTTTAGAAGCACAAGCGCTTAAAAAAACAAAAGGTATAATTAATAGGAAAATTCTCATTTTATCATTCACTTTTTTGCTCCTAAAATATTAAATAATTCTTTATAAGCTTTAAGTTCACTCTGGCAGCTTTTATCTTTAATAAAAACCTTATCCACTTTTAAAACTTCTTTTAAAGTCTCTTTGGGCTTTAAATCAAGTTTTAATTTATCAATAGCTTTATTTTGCTGGGCTAATTTATCTTTAAAAACATTGATTTCATTGCTAAAATGCAAAGCTTTAAGTTTTAGATTTTCATTTTCTAAAGCTAAAGCATTGTTTTTTAAATATAAAAAACCACAAAGAGCAATTAGAACAAAAAAAGCTATTTTTGAAGGACTTAAAAACCTTGATAAAATAAAACTAAACACAATCTTTTCCTTATGGATAAGTCCATCTTGCTTTTTTGCCTCTAGTGTCTAAATGTACAAACCCAGCATAAGGATCATTAAAATTATGTTTTATAGCAATCCCTAAACCTCTTTCGCCATAGGTGTTTAAAACATATTGATGAACTTCTTCTGTTTTAACTCCTTTAACCACAAAGTCCGCTGCACTTCCTATAGTGTGTTGGCTTTTAGGGGCTCCACCAATCTCTGCATTATGCTCTTTGCAGCGATATCCACTATTTATAATAATAGGAGCATTGTAATGTTCTCTGATTTCACAAAGAATGTCTATAAGCTCATCACTTGGCACATTTTGAGGCAATTCACATTTGCCGCATTTACATTTAAATTCGCTTTCTTTAAAATAAGGGTTATTTTTCATTTTCACTCCTTTAAATGTCGTAAGTTTAGTTAAAAAGCTGACCCAAAAACTAGAAAAATTTTGTGCTAAAACTCTTTGAAAAAATAATTTGCTTGATTAAAAAAAGAACTCATTTTAAAATTGCCGCTAATTTTTAAAGGATGAAAAATGCTTAAAAGTTTTGAAAATGAGCTTTTAGAACTATTAAAAGATTTTAAAGTAAGAATGTATTTAGGCGAGTTTGAAGACACCCAAAACATAGCAAGTTGTATTAATAATTTAGATGCTTCGCTTTTGCTTGATTTTGAAGGAGAAAGTTATAAAGATTTAGAAAATAAAGTGGGAACTTGGAAACTTTATATTTTAACCCATACAAAATCAAAAGCTCCTAAACACAGAATTGATGCTAAGCATAAATTATTTGATGCAATAGAAGCTGTTGATAAAGTGCTTTTAAATGCAGAACCTAGCAATGGTTTTAGAATAGAGCTTAAAGATCTTAAAAAGGTTTACGAAGGAATAAGCGATCATGGCTATTTAAGCATTTATGCAAGAACTTTGCAAAGTAGCTTTTTACCAAAAGATGATTTTTTAAGGATTTAAAATGCTTTTTATCAATAAAGAAAATTTAGTCGAAGTTAGCAATGATAAGCCCATAAAAGTGGCAATTAAGGGTGAGTGGAAAGGGCATAATAATGGCAGGTTTAAGGTTGATGATAAAGATTTAAACTCAATGATTGATAATTTTAATCAAAAAAAGATTGATTTGGTTATTGACTATGAGCATCAAAGCTTAAAAAATGAAAAAGCACCTGCTGCAGGTTGGATTAAAGAGCTTTATTTGGAAAATGATGCCTTAATGGCTAAGGCTGAGTTTAACGAAGAGGCTAAAAAATATATAGCAAATAAGCAATACCGCTATTTATCCCCTGTGTTTGAATTTAATTCAAAAGACAATAAAAGTGGAGAACTAGTAAGAGCTAAGCTTCACTCAGTCGCACTAACTAATACGCCATTTATTGATGAGCTAGGCGAACTCATTGCTAACAAAAATAATATTCATCAAAACAAAGGAGAGAAAATGGATGAAAAAATCAAAGAGCTAGAATCTCAGATTATAGCTTTAAAAAATGAAAACAGTTCACTCGCTTTACAAAATGAAGCTTTAAAAAAGCAAAACGAAGAAAGCGTTAAAAACTTAGCAAGCTCTTTAGTTGATAATGCTTTAAATAGCGGAAAAATTGCTAATTCCCAAAAAGAATGGGCGCTAATGTATGCTTGTAAGGATTTAGAAGGCTTTAAAAGCTTTTTAGATACCAAGAATGATCAAGTGCAAGTTCCAAAAAATAATGTTTTTGCAAATAAAAACACAGCAAAAACTAATGAGTTTGATGTTGTGAAAATGATGTTAGGGGATTAAAAATGGCTAAAGCTAAAAAAGAAACCCAAAACCTAGAAAATGAAGACTTGGAAACTGGAGACTTACCTAAAGCTTTGTCTTTAGAAGATGAGAACCTAGCTAATGAAGAAGCTGTGAGTGAAAATGAAACCGCTAAGGAATTTATAAATGAAGAAGGAGAAGAAATGCCATCAAAGATCACACCAAAAAGCTTAAGCAATGATCCTTTAATTGCTATGCCAAAAAGCCTTGAAAGTTTTATCAATAAAGATTTGTTTTCAATTAATGCGAAAATAGATCTTGAAACTAATGAAAGCTTAGCTCTTGGAACGCTTTTAATCAGCGAAGATTTTGGAGAAAGCTTTAAAAAATGTCCAAATGAAGATATTAGTGCAAAAGAAAATGTTAAATTAGCAATGCTTAAAGATCACGCTCTTAGTTCTGGAGTTTATGGGGTTTTATTAGCAGGAGAAATCAATTTAAAAGGCGTTCATGTAAGTGCGGTTAAAAAGGCTTTTATGCAAAATTTAATTATTAATACTAAGGAGTAAAAATGGATTTAGAGCAACTTTTGGAACTTTTTTCAAGTACAAAAATAACTGAAGTTATTAATCAAACCAAAGCTTCACCTCGCTTTGTAAGTGATACTTTTTTTAAGGATAAAATCCCAAGTTTAGAGAGCACCGTAAGGGTTGAAATTATAAAAGGTGCTGGAATTGTTTTAAATAGCATTTCAGATAATGGGGAACATTCTTTAGAAAATACTAAAGACGCTTATATTTTAAATATACCTTTACCACGCTTTGCATTAGCAAAAAGAATCAGTGCGAGTGAGATTAATTCTTTAAGGTCTTTAGCATTGCAAGAAGCTCAGGCTAAAAGCTTAAGTGGAGCTCTTGGGGTTTTGGTTAAAGAAATGAAAGAAAGCTTTAACACTACGCTTGAATATATGGCAAATGGTGCTTTATTTGGCAAGATTTTAGATGGCAAAGGAAATGTGCTTTTTGATTTTGGAAGTGCAAGTAAGAAAGCTGTTAGTGTTAAAAAAGATGGGAGTGTGACTTTAGCCAGCGTTTGTGATGCGATTGATTCAGCAATTATTGATGAATTTGGAACAAGTGCTGATTATGAAGTGCTTTGTGGAAATGAACTTTTTGCGGCTATTTCTAACTTGGCATTAAGCGAAGATCTTTATAAAAATCATCTTGCAAGTAGGGATGAGAAAGATAAGTCCTTAATTTTATATGGCACCAAATATCGCCGTTATAGTGCAAAATATAAAAATACAAATGGAAAAAGCGTTGAATTTTTAAAAGGCACTGAGGGTATGGTTGTGCCAAAGGATAATTCTAATCGCATTTATTATACAAGAGCAAATCATACTGATGCTTTAGGAAAAGCACCAAGTTTAATGTTTGTTTCTAAGCCTGAGATTTTACCTCGTGGGGCTGGAATTGAAATTGTAGGCGAAATGAGAGCCATGCCAGTTTGCACCAGACCAAATGGACTTATTAAGCTTGTTTTAGAATAAAACGCACAATTTTAGCTTTAAAGGCAAAAAATGCTTTTAAAGCTAAAAGATATTAGAAAAAGATTTTAAACGATTTTAACCATATTTTAACCATATTAAAAAAGGTTTTTTAAATGAATTATCAAGACATTTTAGAAGAAAAGCTTATCACAGAAACTAAAACGCATTTTTTTATGATAGATGAAAAGGATTTAATCAAAGAATTAAGCGTTCATGCCATAGCAGAGCTTAGCGATTTAAATGCTGATGGGGTTTGTGATAAAGAAGTGATTGATGATGCTATTAATGATGCACAAAGTTATATTGCAAGTTTTATAAAGATACCTAAAAACCCAACTCCTCTTTTAAAAGATATCTGTGTAAAGCTTACAATTATGGAATTAAAACGCCGAAATGATTTTCCAAAAGAAAGCTTAGAAGAGATTAGAGAGTGGGCTAATGATTTGCTTTTAAAAATGGCAAATAAAAAAATTCCAACTGAAATTAGTGAAGATGATTTTCTTCCACAAAACAAAGTTAGAGCGTTTAAAATTAAAAGAAAAAGAATGGATTTAAGGAGATTAAATGGCTAAAAATTTAACTTCCACCACAAAGCCTAAGATGGCAAAGGTCGGGTGTGGCCTTCAGGTGGGTGCAGAGAGTGAAACTCCTGCTCGTAAGGATAAATTTACTTCATCCGCGAAGTCTCAAAACAACTTAAAAGATTTAGCAAAAGAACTTTATATTGCAGGTTTTGATATATTTAAAATTGCAAAAATTTTAAACCGCAATGAAAAAACGATTAGAAACTACAAAGCCAAAGATGGCGATTGGGATAAGCAAAAAGCTAATCTTTTAACTTCAAAAATAAAAGATAAAGAAAGTGCCTCATTATATGAAAGTTTTACTGAGCAAATGTTTTGTGCGATTGAAAATATAAATACTGATGAAAAAATGAATGCAGAAAAGAAAACTGAAGCCATTGCAAGGATAGGCGATAGCTTTTCAAAAATGAGAAAGGTTGCAAGATTAGAAGATCCAAGTAGCTATCGTTTAAATGTTGCTAAAAAAGTGGTTGAAATTATCATAAGTCATTTAAAAAATGATAAAGATTGCGTAGCAAAACTTGTATCACTTTTAGAAAGTGGAGTGATAGAAAAAGAAATTTTAGCAATGGATATTTAATGCTTTTTTCCAAAGAAGAACTCGATGAGTTTTTAATCTCAAACGAACAAAAGCACGAAAACACTCCAAATGAACTAAAAGGTGCTATGCAAAGAAAAGACTTTTTAGAATGGATGGATGAGCTAAAAAATGAATTAAAAACTCAATTTTTGCATGAAAGCCATTTAGATCCTACTTTAAAAGAAGAAAGAATTAAAAGAGCGAGTGTGGATTTTGATTATTTTGCAAGAACTTATTTTCCGCATTATTTTACCATTAAAGGAGAATGTGGCTTACATTTGCACTTAAATGAAGTTTTTACAAAAATCGCACTTAAAAAAGAAAGCAAAGGTGAAAAACACGCCATAGCTGCACCAAGAGCTCATGGTAAATCCACCTACACTTCACAACTCTTTCCTTTGTGGTGCTTAGTTTTTAATTATAAAAGCTTTATAGTAGAGATTTCAGATGCGGTCGAACTTATGGAAGGAATGCTTGAAGCTATTAAAGCAGAGCTTGAAGATAATCCGCATTTAAAGCTTGATTTTCCCGAAGTAGTAGGAATTGGTAAGACTTGGCGCGTAGGAGAGTTTGTAAGTAATAATGGCGTAAAGATTAAAGCCTTTGGCAGTGGTAAAAGACTGCGTGGGGTTAGATATGGGGTTAAAAGACCTGATTTAGTTATTTTAGATGATTTAGAAAATGATACAAATGTCAGAAGTAAAGATCAAAGGGATAAATTAGAAGATTGGGTGGATGAAGCGGTTTTAAACTTAGGGAGTGCGGATGGAAGCTTAGATGTGCTTTATATTGGAACCATTTTACATAATGATAGCGTGTTATCTAGAAAATTAAAGCTCGGTTTTTGGAATCCTAAAGTCTTCCGTTCCATCGAAGAGTTTCCACAAAGGCTTGATTTATGGGATGAATACGCCATGCTTTATAGAAATGCTGATTTTAATACCGCTCATCAATTTTATTTAAAAAATAAAGTTTTAATGGATAAAGGGGCAAAAGTTCTTTGGAAAGAAGCCAAAAGCTTAGAAGATTTAATGAAGTTAAGGGCTGAAAATCTAAAAGCTTTTAATAAAGAGCAACTCAATAATCCAAGAAGTGAAAATCAAATCTTTAGCCTTGATGGCATTAATTTTTATGATGATTTACCCGCCATTAATCAGTATTATATGTATATTGACCCAGCAGGAGAAAAAGCAAAAAGTGACTTTACTGCGATTACCATTATTGGCAAAGGTGCAAAGGGTTTTTATGTAGCAGAAAGCATCGTAAAAATCTTAAAAGCACAAAGCATTATAAAAACCATTTTTAATCTTCAAAAGATTTATAAATGTCGCTTGATTGAAATTGAAACTAATGGCGGTCAATTTTTCTTAAAAAAATGGTTACAAGAAAAAAGCTTAGAAAGTGGAGTTTTTTTGCCTTTGCGTGGTAAAAATAATAGCGTTAGCAAGTTTGAACGCATTGAGAGTTTAAGCCTTGCTTTTGAAAATGAAGAGCTTTTTTTACATAAAAGCCAAACTATGCTTATAAATCAACTTTTAGAATTTCCAGAAGGGAAAAATGATGATGCACCTGATAGCTTAGCAGGAGCATTTTTATTAGCAAGAACTAAAAGTAGCATTAAAAGAAGAAAGCATCATTTTAACTCTGTTTCAAGAATAAGGCGTTTTTAAAGGAAAAATATGAAAAAAGAAATCAAATCCAAAAGAGAAGTGATATTAAAAAACAATAGTCTTATAAACACTCTTATAAACTCAAGCTATTTAAATGTGCTTAAAATCAGCGAGAACGATCAAAAAATGATTTTTAAAGATCTAAGCTTTACTCAAGCTCATCAATCACGAAGGAGTGTGATTTTAGCAAAAGAGCTTCAAATCGTTTGTGAAAACGAAAAAATAAAAGAAAGCTTTGAGTATCTTTTCAATCCTGATTTATTAAGTCAAATCTTAGAAACCTATCTTTATGGGCTTAATGTATTTGAAGTTAATTACAAGTTAAAAGATGGTTTTTACTATCCAATCTTAAAACAAAGAGATTTTAGAAATTTTGGCTTTAATGAAAATGATGAGTTAGTTTATAATGGCAATGGTTGTGAAGAAATTGTGGAAGATAAAAAAGCAATTTATGGACTTTTTGGCTCTAATTTTTTATTTAAAAATGGCGATGCCTTATTAACAAAGCTTTATTTTCCAGTAAAGCTTAAAAATGCAAGTTTAAAGTTTTGGATGGAGTTTTTAGAAAGATTTGGTTCTCCTTGGGCAGTTGCAAAAACAGATAGCGATCCTGATGCACTAGCTTCTGAAATTCATCAAATGTTAAATGGCGATAGTGCGGTCATTGATAAAGAAGAAGAGCTTGATTTAATCCAGCCAAAGGCTAAGGCAAATTATAATGAAATAATAGATTACTTAGATAATCAAATAAGAAGCGTGGTTTTAGGAGCTAATTTAAGTTCTCAAGTGAGTGGGGGTTCTTTAGCAGCGGCTGAGTCACATAATCAAATAAGAAAAGATTTAGCCGCCCAAGATGGACAAATCGTTCTTTTTATTTTAAATCGTGCCATTAAGTTTTTCAAAGAAATCAATCATTTTAAAGATGAACTCTATGTGCAGTTTTTTAGCGAAGCAGAACCAAAAAGTGAGCTTTGCGAAAGGGATTTAAAACTTTTTAACATGGGCTTTTGCTTTGATGAAGAATACATTAAAAGCACTTATAATGTAGAGGGTGAGCTTATAAGAGAGACTTTAGAAAAAAAAGACTTTAAAGATTTAGAAAATGATAAAAAAGTCTTTGAAAACAAAGTAAAGTTAGAGAGCTTTGAAGAAGATTTTATTGACAAAGGATTAGAACAAAAAGAATACTTAAAAGTCGATGAGAGCATGTCAAAGTTTTTTCAAGAGCAATTTGAAAGCATTGTAAAAGATTGTAAAGATTTTAACGAGGCACTCAATAAACTTAAAGAAAATTTTTCTAGTTTAGAGCAAAGCGAGTTTGAAAAACATCTTTTTATAGCTTTAAATAATTCGAGTATTTTAGGATACTTGGAGGATTAAAATGACAGGTGCAAAAATAGGATTTTTTTCAGAACCTACTAAAGCTGTTGATTTTTTAAAAAATAAAAAGCCAGAGCTTAGTTTTGATTATGATGAACTTTCATATTCAACCCATAAAAAAGTCTTTACTATTGCTAAGCTTATGGATGAAAGCTTGTTAAAAGATATGCAAGATACTTTAGTAAATGCTATTAAAAATGGGGATAAATTTAGCACTTGGAGTAAGATTGCAGAGGAGAAATTAAAAGCTAAGGGTTGGTGGGGTTCAAAGGAAGTCATAAACCCTAAAACAGGAGAAGTTAAAAAAACTCATTTTAATAGTGCAAGATTAAAAAAAATCTTTGAGGAAAACTCAAGAAAAGCTAAAGCTAAAGCTATCTATGAAAATCAAATGAAAAGCACTAAACCTTATTTTAAATACTGCACCCAAAAAGATTCTTTGGTTAGGGACAAACACAGAGCCTTTGATGGCATAGTTTTACATAAAGATGATCCTTTTTGGAATAGTCATTATCCGCATGTAACTATGCATGATTATGGTTGTAGGTGTTATGTTTTAGAAGTAGGTGAAAGTGAAGTTAAAGGCCTAAAAATACCACCATCAAATGCCAAAGAAAGCGAATTTAATGGCTTTAATGATGAAGAGCTTTTAGATGAGCTTTATAAACAAAAAAACACTGAAGTCATTCAAAACTTTATAAAGCTTGATATGTTAAGTGCAGCGGCTAAAAAAACAAAAGAAGTTAAAAGCTTCACTCATCAAAAAGAACTGTACACTTGGCAAAAAAGCTTAGATGATATGGTGGATGAAGTCATCATTAAAGATAATCAAAAATATCCTATCAATTTTATACAAGTAGGTAAAATGGATAAAAGCACCAAAGAGTTTTTAGAAAAACTTAATAAAAAAGACTTAGAAGACTTATACTTTGCACTGAGCAAAAACAATCTTTTACACGCAAGTCCTAAAAGAAAGGCAAGTTATAATCAGGCTTTAAGTGTGGATGAAATCAAGCAAATTGTTAAAGTTTTAGATGAAGCAAAAGAAGTTTATTGGGATAATGCAAATAATTCTTTATTGTATTTCTTTAAAGATAAAAAAGATGCTAGTCGTATCAATAAAATTGTAATTACCCCTGATTATAAGCTAAAGAAGTTTGGTAAAACCAATGCAATAGTTACATTAGGAAAAGTAGAAGCGATTAATAAAGATAATAAGACATATATTAAGATTAGATAAGGCGGTGAGACTTGCACTCACAATACATACCCCAATTAATTTGGACTATCCTACTACTACATTTTAGGTATCAACCTTATCTAATTAAGATAATTTTAGCTTGATGAAACTAAAAAGGAGTTTAAATGGTTTTAGCTTTAGGAGAATTTGAGTTTAAAGCTTTAAATTTTGATAATTTAGAAAGAAGCTTAGAATATAACATACAAAGTCAAAATAGGCTTAATAATCATAATGCTTTATTTGCAAGTTCTAAAGAAAGCGAAAAGATTAAAATACAAGGCAAAACTTTACCTTTAAAAGGGGATAGAAATACTTATTTAGATAAGCTTGAGAATATGGCAAAAGAACAAAGATCTTTTATCTTAACAGGAGCTAATGGAAAGTATTATGGTAAATTTGTGATTTTATCCTTAAATGAAAACAGAAGTGCATTTGTAGATGGAAGTGGCTTTGTAGCACAAAGCTTTAGCATAGATTTAGAAAGGGATTTTGATGAGTAAGATTTACATAGCTAAAAACAACGAGAGGCTTGATAGTATAGTCTATAAGCATTATGGGACACTTTTGTATTTTAATCAAGTTTTATTAGCCAATCCAAGATTAGAACCTCTTTTAAAAACAGGGGATAAAGTGATTTTACCTAGTATTAAAATCAAAGAAAGCAAGGAAAAGGCTTTATGGTAAGAAAACCTAAGTTTAAACTTATTGCCAAAGGTGAGGATATCACAGAAAAACTTTCTAAAAATCTTATTAGCATTAGTTATGAAGATAAAGAAAAAGCTGAAAGTGATGAGATAAGTTTAAGTGTTTTTGGGCTTTATTCCAAGCCACTTTTTGGGGATAGTTTAGAGCTTTGGCTTGGCTTTGAAAAGCTTTATAAATGTGGAAGCTTTAGTGTGAATGTAGTGAGTAAAAACTATACTTCAAATACTACTGAAGTTAGAGCAAGTGCTATTAATTTTAGTGGAAAAGGCAGCGTTAATATAAAAGAGAAAAAGACAAGAAGCTTTGAAAACACTACTCTTTTTACCATAGCAAGAAAAATCGCAAATGAAAACAATCTAAAAATCAAAACAAGTGGAGAGGATCAAAATATAGTAAGTATTTTACAAAATAATCAAAGTAATTTAGAATTCTTATATAGTATATGCTTTGATTATGGTTTTATTTGCTGTGTAAAAGAAAATACTTTAATCATTACTCCAAAAGATGGTAAGATTGGCGATAATGCTGCTAATATCACAAGCAAGAATGAAAATTTACCCTTATTTGAAATAGCTTTAAAAGAATGTATTTCATTAGAAATTTCAGAAAGTGCTAGAAATGAATATAGTGCCGTAATAGCAGAATGGCAAGATATAAATGAGGCAAAGATAAAAAGCATAAAAGTAGGAAGTGGGGAGAATATATATAAAATGCAAATCTCACAACCAAAAAATGATAATGAAGCTTTTAAAAAAGCACAAGCAAAACTCAATGAGCTTCAAAAAGGTGGATTAAATGGAAGATGTGAGCTTATTGGGCGTGAAATAAGAGCAGGTGGAAAACTTAAGATTAAAGATATTAATATGGATCATTATGAATTTAGTATTAAAAGCGTGAGTCATAGTTTTAATGACCAAGCTTATATAATTAGCGTGGAGTTTGAGAGCTAAAACAAACTTGGTTCTAAATTTTCTCTCAATTCTTTAGTGATTAAATACACCGCATTTAAACTTAAATCGTATTTTTTAGCACATTCCACACTTGCATTTTTAGTGCTTATTCCCTGTTTTATGAGTGTTTTAAAATCCTGTTTTAATTCTTCATCTCTAAATAAGGTTTTATAGCTTGGTATGTAAATATTTGCACCGCCAAATTCTTTTAAGATTTCTCGTTTGTCGTTATTTTTCACAAAATCAATAAAATATTCAAAGTATTCGTTATTGCTAAGCAATGCTAGTCCTATTTGAGTGTTTTTGCAAATTATAGCAAAAAAGCTAAATTTTATTTAGTAGGGTATAATTTTAAAAAATAAAAAGGAGAATAAATGAAAAAAATAATAAGCGTTTTAATACTTGCTTTAAGCTTATTAAATGCTAAAAGTTTTGAAGAAAGCAAAAAAGAATTAGTAAAATTTTATAATGATCTAGGGAGCTCTTACTGGTATGATTTTTATTGTCAAGCACCTTTTAAGGTTAATAAAAAAGGAAAATATATTAGTTTTGAAGTGATTAAAAGTGATTTATATGCTCCTAGAAACGAATACACCAAAAAAGGAAAAATTAACCAAAGAATCAAACGCATAGAATGGGAGCATATTATGCCCGCCCAAAACTTTGGAAAGCATTTACCTTGCTGGAAAGAAGGTGGCAGAAAAGCTTGTAAAAATGATCCAACTTTTGCAAAAATGGAAGCCGATAAACAAAACCTAGTCCCAGCCATAGGAGAGATAAATGGGGATAGAAGCAATTTTAGATATGCTGAGGCTCCTACTAATTTAAAATATACTCAATATGGAAATTGTAAGGTTTATACTGATTTTAAAGCAAAAAGATTTTATCCTGCAAATTATTCTAAAGGCTGGATTGCAAGAAGCTATTTATATATGAGCAAAACTTATAATATCAGATTATCCGACCAAGAAAGAAAACTTATGGAGGCTTGGGATAAACAATACCCTATGGATGAGAAAGAAAAAAGAATTAGAGCATTACTCTAATTCTTTGCAAACTTTAGCCACAATTTCATCTATATCAATAACCAAGCTTTTATCTTCTTCATCAAAACTCTCATCAAGTTTTTCTCTGATATTACAAACCACATTAAGCAAAATCCCAAAATCTTTATCAGTTTTAATCTGATGAGTGATTCCATCATGCATTATTTCAAGGCTTGTTCTTTTTGCGGCAAAGGCAATTTGTGAGTGTTTTTCTATGCCTAAGGTTAAAAAAAACTCTGCATCGTAAGAATGTATTTCTAAAATCATTTTAATCTCCTTTTGTTTTGATGAGACAACATTAGCTTCGTTTGGCTTAATGTGTGCTGTTGTTTTCTAAATTTTTAAGCCCTAGGATAACTTTATTAGCATCTTCTATACTTAAATACCAAAGATGCAAAGGTCGCTTTTTTACAATATTATTAATAAACTCTCTTAAAGCCCACTGAGTAGGATTTTTAGCATTTTTACTCCAAATGGCTTGTATCATATTAAGTTGCTTTTTTGTAGCCCTTCCGCTTTTAGTGTTTTCTTTTTTAAAATACCTTGCTTTTTTGGTATTTTGCTTTTTTAAAAACTTTTCATCATAGCCCAAAGTTATAGCAAAGTCCCTAAGTTCATCTATGCTTAAATCCTTACTTGAAGCTTTGCCATATCTTTGATTTAAAACCCAGCGATAGCTTTCATCATCGCTTAAATTAGCATCTTTTCTTAAAGTATGAATGATTTTAATTAAGTGCTTTTTTAAAGTGTTTTGAGTATTCATTTTTTAGCCTTTAAAATTTGCTCTAGTTTTGAAGTGAATTTATCAATATTTGCATTATAAAGCTTATTTTGATTCTTTTTGTATTCTAAATAGTTTTGCTCGTAATCTTTATTTATTTTAGTTTGGCTAGGAATTTGAGTTTTAATAACAGGGCTTATTTCAATTTTATTATCAAAAATAATTTTATCTTGGTTTTTAAACATATATTCAACTAGCTTATTATAAAACTCTCCTACATTCAGTGGTTTTCTTTGCTCATCACAAAGCTCTTTATTAGCATTAATAAAATAAAGATTATCCCCACAATCAACATGCTTTAAAACAGGCTTTCCTAACTCATCATAAACAATGTTACCATCATAATATCTAAGTGCAAAAGAATATGAGAAATCTCCTTTTTTTGTTTGAAAAATAAAACGATTTGAAAATGAAATGAAAAGCCATTCTAAAAAAGACTCTATATTTTTGTACCTTAAGTTTAAATCAAGCTCTGCAAAGGCACACACAAGAGAAAGTTTTTCATAGCTTGTACCAACAAATTGCTTTTTTAACATGGTTAAATCATAGTATTTTTTAAAGCCTAATATATCTTTTGGTGTTTTGGCTTTAAAATAAAGTTTTTCTATAACCACTGCTTGAACTTCACTAATACCAAAAAGCTCTTTTAGTGCCTCTTTTGCATTATCCATTAAAACTCCTCTTCTAGCCAAGAAGCTAAAGCTTTTTGCTTATCTTTGTTTTTGTATTTGTTTGCTAACTTTGGAAGCCAAGTTGAATTAAGTGCTCTTTTCCAGCATTTTAAAGGCTTTTTATTAGCCATGAGCCACCTTCCATCGTCTTGCTTATAGTAATTTATAAAGCTATCTGCTATAAAATAAGGGATAGAGCAAGAGTTTTTAGCATTAAACTCATCAATGGCTTTAATTAAATCTTCTTTGCTTGGAGGGTTAAATTTCATAACTCATCCCCAAATAAGCTTAATTCTTTGTCGTTGCTGTCTTTATTGTCAGCTTTTAAACTTTTCCAAACAAAAGTGCGACCATTTTCCCCGCCAAGCTCACTTTCCCAAAAAACACCTTTAAATTTCTCTAAAGTATTCCTTGAAAAATTATCACTCCTACTTACATCAAGAGCCGATAAAATCTCACTTGTGCTTAGGCTTTTTTCGTTTAAAAGCTTTAAAACTTTATCTATAAAAGCTTCTTCTTTATCGCTGATTTTAGCGTTTTGCAAGTCGGTGTTTTTAATATTTAGAGTTTTTGTATTGATAAAAAAGGCTTGATCTTTAATTCCTGCCCTTTCTTTTTGCACACTAAGCAATACTTCAAAGCCTTGTTCTAAGTTAGCCACTTTTTGTAAAAAATACATGCAATCACTTGAGTTTCTAATATGATTTGAGCCTTTAAAAGCTCTGCCATCTTTTGTAGAATGGTGTAAAACCATAATGGTTGCCCCACATTCTCTTAAATTCATGAGTAAAGACATTAAAGACATCATTTTAGTATCATTATCAATATCTGCAAAATTGCGTAAAGAATCAAGTACAAATAAAACCCCTTCATAGCTTCCTGCTACGCCTTTGCCTTCAATCATTTCTAAAAGTTCATAAGCTGAAGTTTTTAAGCTTGATCTGTGAATATAAGTGAATTTGCTTTCATTTAAAATAAGTTCACCAAAACCTCTTTCATTTAAAACATTTAAAGGATTATCCATGTCAACATAAACGATGCTTTTAACCCTTGCATCTTTGCAAAGTGTTTTAGAAATAGCAGCACTTAAATAACTTTTTCCACTGCCGCCATTTGCGTAAATAATGGTTATTGCTTTCTTAACTAAAAAATCAGGGATTAAAAACTCTAATTTCTCGTTTAAATCTTTATTTTTTAACTTAAACTCATTTAAAAAATCCAAATTCATCTTTTTTCCTTGCTAAAACTTAATCAAGCCCATTAAATCAATGGACTTTGTTAAATTTTTTGGCTTTTTTAACATATTTCATTTTTATGTTAAAATTTTTAGTATTTTTTAACATTTCAAAAGTTCAGGATTCTCGTGGATATTGCCGATGATTTCGGTATCATATCCTTCATCTTTAACTAAATAAATTAAAGAGCCTATGTAATCTCTACTTTTACTCTCAAGATAAAAAGTCCCTTCTTTATGAATGCCAACTTTTGCCAAAAAGCAATCGTATGGACTTTTAGTTTTAACGATATCCCCTTCATAAATCTTTTTGCCATTTTTATCATAAATCCCAGTCCATAGCTCGATTTCTAAATCATTGCCATTTCCTATAAACATATCTGTAATATCCGCAGTATTTGCGTAAAATCTTGAAATTCGCCCAGCAATCACTCTTTCGTTATCTATTTTAATTAAAGTCGGCTCTTTCTTTAAAAACTCTTCTTTAGTTTTATCCCAAATCCTAAAATCAAAATCTTGTAGTTTCATTTGTTACCTCCATTTATACTTTTTATAGTTTTTTGCCATTCCTCATCGCTTTTAAACTCATTATTAAGTTCTTTTAAAAGTTTAAGTGCTTCATCATTAGACAAATTAGAAAGAATAGCTCTTATTCTTTCTAATGGCTTGATATCCTTATGGATAATTCCAAAGAATTCCTCTTGCTCTTTTGTGCTTAAATCTTCAAAAAGTTCAGCCAAATCATGAGCATCTATATCTTCTAAATCACTCGCATCTATGCTTACATTGACATACATTTTTTATCCTTTTGTTTTAAATTAAGTTTTAAAAACTTAATCAAATCCGCCTTAGCGGACTTGTTAAATTTTTCTCTTTCTAAGCCTAATTTTTTGTTTTGCACCCATTTTCTTTTTTCTTTTAAAGCTTTGTTTTTTTAGTTTAGGCTTATTTTTAAAATCAAGTTCTAAAAAGCCATTAAAATGAGCGGTTTTTGTTTTAAAAACACTATTTAAAAGTTTAAAAGCCGCTAAGGAAAGCTCTCTCATTTTTCAATCTCCAAGCTTTCAATCTTTGGCTCTATTCTAAAATTATCCTTTACAACTCTTTTAAGTCCAAGCTTTACTAAAGTAGTATCATCAAGCTCTACAATGGCATCTTTATTAAGTTCTTCTTTATAAGTAATGCAATCATTGAGTCCATAGCTTTTTAAAGCTTTGATTAAATTGTCAAATTTTTCTTTTACTCTTGGTAAAGAAACGCTTTTACTTAAGCGATAGCCAATCTTGCCAAAGGTAAATTCTTTAGATCTTTTTTCGGCAAATTCATGCTTGTTATTTTCACAAAAAGTAGTGATACATTGCTCTATGTATCCAAGCTCATCACTTAAAACCTTAATCTCTCCTGCACGAGCTTCTTTAATCTCATTGCAAGCTAAAGTTACTTCTCCATTAATCTTTTCTATTTTTACACTAAGTTCTGCCACTTTTTTAAGTGCTAAATTAACATCTTCAAAACTATTTATTTGCATTTAAATCTCCTTTAATTTATATTTTTTAATTTGATAATCCCAAAGAATTACGCCATATCTTAAAAGCACTGCGTGTTTAGTTCTTTTCTTGATTATCCTTAAGCCCTTATTGTAAGGGCAACTCCAAAACTAGCTCTTTAATGCCAAGCTTTTTAGCAAGTGCTAATTCTTCTTGCATACCTTGTGAATATTTTGCATCTTTGTGTTTGCTAAGATAAATATAATCACACGCTTTTAAAAGCTCTAATCCCATTTGTAAAGCTTTGTCTCTGTGCTTGTTTTCATCCAAATAACTAAATTGTAGTATGGGTGAAACAGGCACAAAACCTTCACATTCACGCATAATTTTTAAGCATTCTTGCTGAGCTATGCTAATAGCTTGTGCTTTTCTTTGACTTTCTCTTACTACTAAAGCTTTATAAGGAGAGGCTACATAAACTAATGCCATTGTTAATCCTTTCTAATAAATTTAAGTTTTAAAAAACTTAATCAAAGTGCTTTAATTTAAGCACTTTTGTTAAGCTTTTTACCCAAATGAAAACGAATGATTTTTTTTGCAATATAATCAGGATAAATTCCTTTTAAAACATCTACAAACACTCCACTTTCTTTATAAATAATGCTTACACCTTTTATCTCAAAAAGCGAAGCACTATAATCAGCTTTCTCACCTTTAATCATTGGTATCATTTTTTCTCTCCTTGTATTAAGTTTTCTTTCTTTACTTTTTCTTTTTTGATTAAGTCAATCGTTTCAAAGATAGCCATCCACTTGTCTTTATTTTTAGGACTCTTTAACTTTCTAAGAGCTTCAGTATAGATTTGATGAACGCGTGTCACGCTAAGATTAAGTTCTTTAGCTATCTCTTCAAAACTCATTTTTAGCCCAGCATTAAAAATGATGCGGCAGCTTCTATGTGTTTAAGCTCAACCGCTTTTCCATCTGCAAATTCACAAGCTCTTTTTAAAAGCTTCTCACTTTTTCTAAAGTTGCCACGAGCGAGGTTAAAAACTAAATCAATAGCCTTTTTCTCCTCCACATCAAAATGATTACAAAGTGTTTTTAAGTCTTCATTTTTTAAACCTTCTTTGTTTTGATAACAAAGTCCTTTTAATTCCCATTTTGCACCAATTCTAGAGCTTAGTTGTCCGTACTCGTTGTAATCATTTCTGCCAATGCCTGTAAGATTGTTTTTAAGTTTTCTAGTACCTACTAAGATTAAAGCAGTATTTGAAAAATCATATATGCGTCTTAAGCACTCCAAAGCACGAAACGGCAAATGCTCACTCTCATCTATAATTAAAACCTTTGAAGTTCTTGCTAACTCGCTAGCAATGCCTCTAATCTTATCATCCAAAGAACCTTTAAAACACACATTGAGTTTATTTTCAAGCCCCACCAAAAGCATTCTTTTGCTTGTCTCAGTTGTTGCTTCAAAAAGCACCACTCTTGTTCCATTTTTAGCGGCATATTCTTTAATGGCTCTGCTTTTTCCAGTCCCCGCTTCGCCAATGATTACTCCCATTTCGCGATTGCTCATGGCACTTTCAATGGTTACATTAATCGCCTTTGCATCTTTAGTGGCAATAAAAGGTGTTTGAAGCTCTTTCACGCTTTTTTCTTCCACAAAGCTTTTAATGTATTTTTCAAGTAAAGGCTCTACTTTTAAAGCGTATTTATAGCTACTTCCTTCTTTCATATAGCCCACCATATAGCTTTTATTAATCCCTAAACGATCGGAGAGATTGTTTTGAGAGATGTTTTGGGTGCTTAAAAACTTTTTAGTAAGTTCTACTAATTGCATTTTTTATCCTTTTGTTTTTTTATGAGTAAAAACTCTTTAAAACTTGAATTAATCAAGCTTTAAACAATTTTTAACCAGCAAAATATTTCTTTTCGACAAAAGCTTCCATGTCAAACTCGCTTTCATCGTTATTTATTTCTTTTTTAGCGTTTAAAATAAGCTCATCCGCATTAGCATTGTTTTTAATCTCTTCTAATTCTCTTTGAGTTTTTAAGGCTTCTTTTGCAAGGGATTTTTGATGCACCTCTTTAGCTTCTACGAGTGAGTTTTCAAAAGCACTTTGTAAATCTTGTAAGTCTTGTTTAATATTAAGTTTAGTAAAGGCGGCAATCTCATCTTTTTTAAGCACTTCTTTAATCGCTTTAACTTCACTTTCATAACCTTTTTTAAGCATTTTATAGCTTTCTTTACTAAGTTTAGCGATACTTTCATCAAGTGCTAGACAAAGAAAGTTTCCGCTTAAATCATAAATGAAAAGTTCTTTAATATTATCGATATTTTGCACACATTTAACCCTTGTGCCAACACTTGGCATTAAAGCACTTTTATAAACTCTACTTTCAAAGTTAATGCCTTTTTTGCCCACAACCCTAAGTTCTTTATTTCCAGCGTTAAACAAAAATTCTTCATAAGATATTTTTACAATAGATCTATCGCATGAGTTCCAAAGTTCAAGTGGAGTTTTAACGCCTTTTTTGCGGCGAACTTTGCTCATGTTCCACTTGATCACTTCAGCTTCCAAAAGCTCACAAGCTTCGCTAAAGGTGTGAAGGAGTTTTTGATTAGTTTTTTTAGCAAAGCCGTATTCATCTTTAGCTTTTCTTTCTTTCTTAGGAGTTTTTTGCTCTATCATTTCTCTTTTAGCTAAGCTATTTCCAATGTGACCGTGCATTTGAGATAATCTAGCTCTTTGAAGTGTTCCAAAACGCCTTTCAACTAAAGCTTTTTGCTCTCCTGCGTAAGCAATAGCTGCATCATAGCTTATATTAAGACTATCAAGTAAGCTTTGAAAATCTTTTGAAAGATAATCTTTACCATTATCCCCTTTAATCATATCGGGCTTACCAAACTTATCTATGGCTTTCCATAAAAGTCTAGTTAGGCTTAAAGAGTTTGATTTTCCTACTAAGGTAGCTACTCCCATGCCACTAAAGACATCAACGACACTTAAGATGTGTGGGCGGAAAGGCTCTAGTGTTTCATCATCTCTTACTATAAAATCAGCTGGAGAGCTATCGATTTGCCAACACATGTTTTTCATATCATAAAGCTCTCTTTGATTGCCTTGTGCAGGGAGAAACTTACTTTTTGCTTTATCTAAGCCTTGTGTGATAATACAATGCTCCAAAGGCTTGTCTTTATAATAGTTTTTAATGAAATTTTGTAAGGTTTTTACACTAAAGAGTGGCTTTACTTTTCCCAAATCAAAACCTATAAAGTCATAATTTTCTTTAATGGCTGCTTCCTTGTGAATTTGCCACCAAAGCTCAGTGAAATTAAATCCACCTGCCCCAAAGGTGCGATATTCTCTTAAAGCGTATTCTTGCATCCAAGCACTAAGCTTGGTTTTATCTTTGCGGTGAAGTCCGCGAGTGTCGATAAGACCTAGAATGCCATTTTCTTTATATGCTTTGCGAATTCTAAAAATTTCTATTTTAGAAATACCGCATAATTCCAAAGCTCTTTTCTGCTTAAGTCCTCCTTCAATATATTTTTCTACTTGCTTTAAAGACTTAAGCTTTTCTCTAGCATTGTTTTTAATTTCATCGCTTAAATTTTCAAACTTTATATTTAAAACAGCCAAATCATTGTCTATTTTTGGCTCTGTTAAATTTAAATTACTAGTTTTTAAACTATTATTTGTAGTTTTTAAATTATCGGTAGTAATAATTTCGCTCAATTTAACTTTTTGCATTTTTTCATTAAAAATCAAAGTATTTTTACTGATTAATTCTTGATTAAAAGCGGTTAAAAGCTCATCTTTGCTTATTTTAAATAGTAGTTTTTTACCACCCCTGCCACCTTTTTCATTATCCACTTTTAGCCACTCATATTTATTTGAGTTTCTACTTACTGCAAGCCTCAAAGCTCCTGTGCTTACATTAAAAGTTTGTGCGGCTTCTTTGGTTTCTAAGAAGTAACTCATGAACAAGCCTTAGGCATTTCATCAATGATTTTAAGTTCTAAAAGTTTTTCATAAACTGCTCTAGTGTTTTTCTTCGCTTTGTATTTTCCTAAATATTCACCTTTTATAACGCGAATAGTACTTAAATAGTCAAGATTGTGTTTTTGTGCGAATTTTTTTATATTAATACCATTATCTTCGAAGTATTGTTTTAACATTTTTTTTCCTTTAATTTGATATTTTTATATCAAATTGAGTTATTTTAAGATACAATTTGCTATTAAAATATCAAATTATAAGACAAAATGCGAATTAAGTCAAGATATTTTATCGCATTTTGTGAATTTTTTAATAAAAGAAGGCTTATAATGCATAAAACAGCAGACATTTTGAATAGAGTTTATGCTCTGTTAAATATCACCGATGATAAAGAATTTTGTGGAATTTTTAAAGTAAAACCCAATACATTAAGCACTTGGAGAACTAGAAATACCATTCCCTACGATTTATTAATGAAAATTTCAAAAGAACACAATATTTCACTTGATGCTATCTTTTTTGACAAAATGCGAATTATAGATGATATTTTGAAATTAAGATATTATACAGATGCGGCAGCCGCCGCTGGATATGGTGCTATAAATAGTCAATTAGAATATACTGAGATAGCAATAAGTAAAAAATTTGCCTGCGAAGCCTTAGGATTACCGCCTTTAGCTAAACTCGATATTATTAAAGTTATAGGAGATAGTATGGAGCCTTTTATCCATAGTGGAGATGTTATAGCTATTGATGTGAGCAAAAATAAACTTGACCTTGTTAAAAATGGAGATATTGTGGTTATCAACCTTGATGGCGAAATTTACTGTAAAAAGCTTTTAAAACAACCATTTGTAAATGAAATTGTATTAAGTTCTATGAACTCTTTTTACAAAGATATTGTTGTTAATATTGAGCATATTAACAACGCTGAAATTATAGGCGTTGTTTGTAAGGCAATATCAATTAAAACTTTTGAAAATGCTATTATAAAGTACGAGTGATGTTATATTTTATTATTATAATATTGATTGCAACAATTGGTTTATTTGTTTATTCTGGTTTTAGAATAAAATCAAAATTAATAAAAATAGCAACAAGCGGCACTCTTACTAAACAAGATTTAAAAGAAATAGAAGCAATATCTAAATATTATGAAATTTCTTTAATGGAAGCAGCTAAAATTCATTATGGTAAAGCCATGATTACAGAAGAAATGATTTTAAGATTAGAAAGACCTTATCGAGAATTATATGAGCAGTGTAAAAATTTTTCTACAAATAAACATGAAAAAATTTCACATTATCTCTCTTCAAATAATCAAGATAATTATTTAGAAGCAATAAATTTTATCTTAATCGCAGAAGAAAGTGTTAGCATAGCTTTAAAATCAAAAAATAAAGATACTGCAGAAAGCAGAAGAAAACTTGCATTAGAAATGGAACAAAAAATACAGGAAAGACATCCCAAAGCCTATGGCTTAATTATAGATACAATTCAACTTTTGGAAGATAATTATGATGTAAGTCTTTTTGAAAATCAATGTATTAAGTATTATGAAGAAGCTGGGAAATTAAAAACTATTAAATCCAAACAAAAAAGAATTGATTGTATAAATGATTTAATAAAAGAAGCTGAGGCAAATCCTAAAATTGATAGAAAATTTGTTGATTTTTGGAAAAACAAAGTAAAAGAAATAATATAATTACATTTTAAGTTTAAGTTTTATGGAAAGATAAAATGTAACCAAAAAGTATCATTTTATTTTTCTATGGTTACATTTTATTTTTCCGCCGACAATAGACTTACCGTTTAAGACAATATATTTTCCATTATTTTTATTGACACCCACATATACAACCTTATCACAAGTTATATTACCCTCTGGACATAGATTTAAAATTTTTATCCAAAACTTTTCATTTTCATAGGTACATTGCTCTAGTGGAGTAAAATCCTCTTGTGCTAACAAATAAGTACTAAAAAATAAAAACAATAATATATTTTTAAAAATTACCATTTTTCATAACCTCCTTGAGTGTAAAGCTTTATTCAGCATTTCTCCTATTAATTAGTCCCTGCATTACTTTATTTTGACTTTTGTTCCACGCCATCCAAGCTTCCTTTAATGTTTTGTAACCCGTTTTCTCTGCATTGATGATTTTGGCAACAAAAGAGTTTTTAAAATTATCAATCCCTATATTAAAACATAATATAACCAAGTCATCAAATTCATTCTGTGCCAAGGAAGAGTTTATTGAATTTTTTACAGCATTTTCAAAGGGTAACAAATCGCTTTTAAACAATTTATCCGCTTCTCGTAAAGTAATACCATTTTTATACAAATCCCATTCATTTTGCCCTATAAGATGTCCATATCCGATAGTTACACCTTTAACATGTGAAGTAATTTCTTTTCCATTTTGATCATTATAAGGTTTGAGTCTTAGCTTCTCTATATTTTTTAAAAGATTTTGACCATCATTGCTTAGATGAGTGATTTTTTCTTGGGTATTGTTTTCACTAGAACTTATATTATTGCTTTTTGTAGTGTTTGTGTATTTTGTGCCATTATTTATATTTACATCTTTATTTTTTGCTTTTATTTTGTTTTCACTAACCCCATTTACCACCACAAATTTACCAACATAAAGCTCTTGTTTTCTATCTTCATCTTCTAAGATTTCATCTAGTCAAGGTGATAGAATGAAAAAATATAAAAAGATTTTAGTGCTATTATCACCAATAATTTTAATTATATTATTTTATACCCCTTTTTATATCCTAGCTATTGGGAATTTAGAAGGTTATGTAAATTAAATAATTATCCAAAAAGTGAGGAAAAATATAATAGAATCTTAGCTTATTTTGATAAGAGTTTAGATGGTAGTATAGGAAAAAATGGTTATGCAAAAATAGGTTATGGTAATAGAATAGATTTAGGTATATATATTTATTATAAGAATCCAAATAACAAAACATTAACTTTTAAAAATATTAATAAAATATATTTTAGACCAATATGGAAAAACTATGCACCAAATATTTATGGTAATGAGGGTAATATGGATTTTAGATTAAAGCTTGACGGTGAAATAGATTGCAGAAGCTTATTAGGAGAATTATATGGATAATAAACAACAAATCAATAAACTAAGGGACATGGCAGAACTTGCACAGGCAAGTTATGGATATTTTCATTATGTTGATAATAAATTTGATATAAAAGATGAAGATAAAATTGTTACCTTTGAAAATGTTTTAGATATTACCTATAAAAACTCTAAAATTATTGATGAAAGAGGATTTAAAATCGGCAAGCTCGATGGCGACTTCTCCCCACTCCAAGCTAAACAATTCTTTTCTCGCTATGATTTATTAATCCATCAACCAAATACAGAGTCAAGCTTTTCTGCTACTTTGTTTTACGATAAACAAAAAGATGAATTTATAATAGGATTTAGGGGAACTGAAGTTTCTTTTAAAGATTTAAAAGCGACATGGGAAACCGCTTTAGATACAACCCAAGACTTAGTCTTATCTCTCAATGGCAATCTTCAATCTTCTTTTCTTTTAGAATTTTTAGAACAAGTAAATAAAATAATCAAAAATAAACACAAAAGAATTATATTTGTAGGACATTCATTGGGTGGGTATTTAGCTCAAATGGCTTTGATATATTGCGATATTAAATATAAAGACAAATTATCTTTTAGCCCTAATGAAGTTTATACTTTTAATGCCCCTAGTGTTTATGGTTGGAATTTTCCTAATATAGCTATCAACCCTAATACTATAAAAATTATGCAAGATCTTTTAGGAAAATACACTATAGATGTTTCAGAAAAAATCACTCATATTTATGATAATGGTAAAATTGAAATCATTGCTTCAGCTCAATATGGTGCAAGCAATGCTTTAGGTATATATACAGGGAAAAATGATCACTCTATAAAACCTCTTGTTAATACTCTCTATTTTTATTCCTATCTTTTAGAATTAGATGCTAACTATAACAAAGTCAAAGATAAAAGCCTTAGTGAGTGTATAGAGTATCTTAATCATTTTATGAAAAATATTCAAATTTATACAGAAACTTTTGTGTTAAAAAATAATGCTATTAATAATAAAAATTTCGCTCTTAAAAATGGACCTCTTGGACTTTTTAGAAGTTCTCCAGAAAAAATCAATCATTTTGAATATTTTCTTTCATTAATAGCCACCATAATGCAAGAAACAAATGGTATTTTAGAAGAGCTTGGAGATAATTATTATGCAAGCTATAAAGCTCCTACCATTAGTCAAACAAAAATCATAGATTTTATTTTAAAGGCGCAAAAAAAAGAAAAATACATTTTAATTCTTGATAAAAATGATTTTAATAAATACAGAAAAGATTGTTCCTTTATTAATAATCAAGAAAACTTAGCTCATAAAATTGCCATTGGGGAATTTAGAATTTTTATTGTGGTTTATAAAGATATGAAATGTCTTGAAAATATTAATAATATAACAAAAATATACGGATATAATTCAAAAAGTTATAAAATAAAAGATCAAATTTGGGATGAGCAATATTTAGGTGGAGTTTGTAAAATATCACAAGCTTTGTATTTTAATGGAAAAGCTAAAATAGGTATTATTTAGGAAAATTATGATAGGTAAAGACTTTTTATATTCTATTCATAAAGATAAAAAAAGTATTTATTTGTTTTGTGAAAATAAAAGCATAATTGATTGTCAAAGTATTTATGATGAACTTTATAAATTAGAAGCAACGACAGATTTTACTTTTGAAGAACTCCAAAACTATCAAGCTTATATCTTCCTAAACTCCACTCTCCTTACAGGCTCAAATGAACTTCCTAATAATCCTTTTTACTTTGGAGAATTAGATCAAGATAACACTATAAAACAAGATACACCTAGTTATTATTTTTCTCCTAGTAATGAATTCAAATGCAAATCATAAAGGATAAAATAATATATGAAAACAAGCCAAATATATGAAACTTTATAAATATGCTAGAATGTGCTGGACTAGGTATTCTATAAATTTAAATGAGAACATGCTTAAGGAATTTCTAAAATATAAAAACAATAGGATGAAATAATGGATGAAGAACTTTTTTGGGAAAACATTGTTCCAGTAGGACATATTAATGAAGAAACTTTAAAGAGCCAAATTTATATTAATAATATAAATTTTAGCACTTTACAATATGATGAAACAGTTTTACCTACAGAATTAGAGTGTTGTTATAATGAATTTAAATACTATCAAAAAAGCAATAATGAAATAGCAACACTAGGTTGGGCTATTAGCTATCAACTTCAAGTATTGTGGCAAAATAGCCCTAAGATAGATACAATACAAAATTATCATCTCCCCGTAAAACAAAATAAGCCTAATAATCCCCAAGCAGAACAAAGACTAAAAGAAATACAAAATTTCTTACAAAGTAAAGGTATAGAACCTCTTATTTTACATTACACCCCTTATCCAAACAACACACAAACCCAAGAGATGAAAAGACTAAGGCAAAATTCAGAGCGTTTTTCGCGCCATGTAGATAATAAAACAAATGAAGTAAGAGAAGAAAGGCGTTCTATTAAATTTTACACTACGCTAGATTGGGATAAGTTTTATTCTCATTTTCCTATAATAAAAAGACTAAGTAAAAAATTTCATACAAAAGAAGACATATACACTCAAAATTTTACAAAGCAAATAGAAATAATCTTACAAAAAACTCATAATATTTTGATATTAAAAAATTTACCTCAAGGAGAATATAAATTTGATTTTGCGATCGATATAAAAGAAAATCGAAGCGATAAAAATGAAGAATCTTATTTCATCATTAAAGAAAATGATGAAATTTTAAAAGATTATAAACGCATTTTAGACTGTAAGCCCTATGAGCTTGATACTTTAAATTGTCAATATATAGGTGTGGGTGATGATGAGTTTTTCAGACAAATTTGGCAAAATTTAGGTATAAATATTGCAGAGAAATTTAAGGTAGATTTTTCTTATGCTAGACTTGATAAATTTATTTTTGCGACATCGCCATTTGGACTTACTTATAATACATATGAGACTTTAGAGCAAACTTATGATGAACTCATGCAAGATCTATCTCTTTATGCTTGTAGTGGTAAATTTTCTTTTAATTTTGTTCCTTCAAAATTAAGCATTAAAAAAGAAATTCAAGGAGATAGAGAAAAAGTGCTATACCGCGTTGATGAAATGCTTGTTTATGTTTATGATAGCTTTGATTTTTTAGATCAAGGACATGAATTTGATGATAAGGGAAATTTTATCAAGCTAGGACAACCTGTTGGAGCTTGGGATTTTAATGAAAAGAGTTTTAGCATAGAAGGTTCTTTATATCAAATGGGGACTTATAGAGAATGGCTTGAATGGGAAATAGATGGATATAAAATTGATTGTTCAATAAGCCCTCAAAGAATTCTGCAATCTCCAAAAACCAAACAATACTATCTTTACAATCAAGATTATCAAGACTATCAAAAATTCACTCCTTATGGTTTGGATTTTAGACTTTATAGTAAAGATTTTA